ATTTCGGCCGATCCAAGAGTGGATGCCCTGAACAATTCAAATGCCATGTCTGCCAGCAAGTGGTCGTCAGCATTTACATATGAGAGCGCGGTGACCCTAGAACCCGTAAATGACGAGGACGTCGTGTTGGACATGCAGATGGAAAATTGTCTAGATGTGGTTGATCACACGATCGTGCCGCACACCATACAAAATTTGTGGGATAACACTGATCTGAGTATGGATTTAAGACAGTATGCGCCCATAAACCCTGGTGTTATACGGTCAAAGGAGAATCCCGACAGGTTGGGTGTGGCTGTGAAAGCTAGATTGAACACATTGTGGCCCATGGAGTCACGACCTGTTTTGACCAAATGGGTGTTTGAAGATCACAGGAGCATCTCGGGCAGACTATTTAGTAAACTGCAATTGAGATTCCCGCAGATGACTGAACCGTTAGGCAAGCGATTAAGACGATTTGTGTCTGTATACTTTGAAGATACATTTGTTCCATATGATGATGTGACGCAGCGATTGGACGTGGACGCTTATGAAACTGCGTTATGGATCAGCAAACGGCGGGACGGTATAAAAATTCAGCAAGAGTTAGATGACCTGTTTACCACTGAATTGGGAGTCATACCCCTAAATGCTATAAATATACATTTAAAGTTGGAAAGTTTGTTAAAAGAGAAACCAATTATGCATTGGGGCCAGCATCAAGCACGTGCCATTTATTGGCAAAGAAAAGCTATCGCAGCTATATCATCACCTATATTTTTAAAAGTCAAGTCTCGGCTTAAGAATAGTTTGAGACCGAAATTCATTTATGCTGATGGTATGACACCTGGTCAACTGAACAGAAAGTGTAGAACAACATCTGATGTGTCATGGTTCTTTGAGAATGATTTGTCTAAGCAAGACAGGCAAACAGATAAATCAACCTTAGATTTGGAGATGGCTCTGTATGAATTGCTTGGAGTGTCTACGTCAGTTATACACTGGTGGAAGACGATGCACCAGGTGTGGAAATTTCGTAGCAGATGGAATAAGGGCAATGCGTCAGAAATGCGATTGACGGGCCAAAGCACTACATCATTAGGGAATTTAATTACAAACATGCAAGTTCACGCCACATTTTTCGAGCGCAATTATTCAACAACTAAGTTAGTATTATTTTTGGGAGATGACATGTTGGCTATGATGTCCACTAAACCTGATATAAGATGGCTAGCCCAACATACAAAACGAGCTCACAACATGACGTCCACGCCTTATCTGTCTGACAAGTGTGGTTTGTTTTGTTGCATGATAGCATATAAAAACCACTTGGGATCGTGTGAAATAGGACCGGATTACTCTAGATTGAAGTTCAGATTTGAAGTCACGAACGGAGTGAGTCAAGCCTCACCGGAAAACATCGAAGCGCGATGTATGAGTTATGCTTGCATGGTTGGTGCAACCAAAGAGATGATTACATTGAGAAGTGACAAGAATTGGCCTATTCCACTTGAAAATTGGTATGAGCAAGTGAATTTAATACCTGCTATTGTAGAACGGTATGGATTATCTGAGCATGTCGTGACTGGTCACTATGGCACCTTGTGTGAATATCTACGCAATCCTGTGGTAAAAGAAGTGGAGTTCCCTATGTATGTGCCTTGTAAAAAATATTAGTTTCCGG